ATACTTGACCTAATTCTGTGTCTAAAGTAGCAGATGCAATAGCAGTAGTTTGACTAGTTCCTACAAATGATACTAATGGTACCTCTGAGTATCCATAACCACCACCATTTAAAGTAAGACTAGCGACTTGGTAAGTCATATTTGCAACTGTCAATGTTGCTCCACTACCAGTAGGATCGTTAGTATTTGGAGTGACAGTTAAAGTTGGTGTACCAGTGTAAACTGCATTTCCAGTTGTAGTTACCGTTCCAACTTGAGATCCAAGATTAACAGTAAGAGATGCGTCTGTAATTCCTGCTCCTGTTTCACTAATAGTAAGAACTGGTGCAGCACCAGTTACATATCCAGATCCTGCATTAGTAATTGTGATTGCTGAAATTGCTCCTGCAGAAACTGTTGCAGTAGCAGTAGCAGTTATACCAACAAGGTTGTGTAATTCATTTGGAGTTGCAGCAGCAGTCAATGATATTGGAGATCCACCAGAAGTTGCTGACAACTGTATAGTGTTATTGGCAGTATCTGCATTTACAACATAATAAGAAGTTCCATTACTCAATCCAGTTAAGTCTGAGTTACTATTATTATCATAAGTTACTTGATCACCATTATTAACCCAACTTGATGTAAATGTGATTGTATTTCCAGATGTGGATATAGCAGAGTTCGCATCAAATGCTTGTGTTGGAGGTGCAGTTAGTGATAGGTTAGGTGAAGTATATCCAGCACCACCACTTGTAATTGCAATCTGAGCAACTCGTGCAGCTGTGCTAAGACTAACTAAAAAACTTATACTACCACTTACAGGAGTTAAGTTTGTTGATATATCAGGAGTTAACTGGTATAATCCATTACCCCCACTGGAAACAGTAATATTTCCAATAGCACCATTGGTTGCTAGGGTTGCAGTTGCTGTAGCAACTTGGTCTGGGTTTGATAGTAAAGGTGATTGATATTGTCCTGCATCGTATCCTGTACCTTCATTAGTGATTGTAAGTCCAGTTGTAAGGTTTAATGCCTTTTTGTTAATAGCAAAGTTCTTGTTGGAGAAAATACCATAAGAGGAGAAACCCGCTTGTGTGTAAGAACCAACAGTAAACGCACAAGAAGAGTTACCAGTACCGATGATAGATGCTAATCTATTAGAAGCAAAGTAAATATTTTCTGGAGCAATAACCTGACCATTCAGAGTTATATCTTCATCTCCAGCAGGGTCGAGGATTATCTTACCTGATGTAGATGTAACACTGTTGCCCGCTAGTCGTAAGTTACCTGTTTCAACGTATGCAGGATATATGTTTGTAGTACCAGTTGAGTCACTTAAAGTAATATTAGCAGCTGACTGAGCTGAGGATGTTGCAGCAAACTGTACGTTACCAGTAGAGGCATCAACTGTAAGTGCATCACCAACTCTGAAGTCACCTTCGTGGTCTGTAGATGAATATAATACTTTACCACTATTGAGTTCTTCTACTTCATTTGCTTGAGTAGCAAGTGAGGGGTCATTAGTGTAGTCAGCACCAGAACCAACATAACCAAAGTTATGTCCAGAAAGAATAAGTTTTACACCAGCACCGTCTGCCTGTACACCTTTAGTACCGTATACACATGCAGATGCAGCTGAACGTAATTCGGCACCAAACTGAGCATAGTCAGCAGTTGTTACGACAGTAGCAGAGTCACCACCGCTTGATCTAATATCTGAGGTTCCACCAGAACTGTCAGTAAATGTTGTAGTTGCATCATTACCACCACCATGTAGTAATAATACAGTAAAGAGGTCTGATGAGAACTCTCCAGTTGTAGGTGTAAAGTTACCAGAGTATGAACCTTGTGCTTTCTTAATTCTTATTTCATCAATATTTCCTGCAAATGCTTCTGTAGGAGATGATGTGTCATAGTTAGAACCGACGACTACAGGTTTTGATGAACCATAGTCATTAGTGTCAGTGTAACTAGAACCTAATTCTGTTCCATCTAAGAATAGTCTTGTTGTTCCAGCACTTCTGGAAACAGCAACATGATACCAAGTATTGATTGCAAGAGTTCCACCAGAAATTTGAGATGAGTTACCTACTGCATAATGTAGTGTAGTGCCATTCATATACACAGTGGGTGCTGTGTCCGTCGCAGAGGCGTTTCTTAGGTCAAAGATACGTTGTATGCCAGAAACACTAGTAGGGCGTATAAACGCTTCTAGAGTCCAGTTAGCAGTACCAAATCCAAAGTCAGCATCAGCAGGAACTTGTAAGTTATCCTGAGTACCGTCAAATAATATTGATCCACCACTGAACTTACTTTGTGCAGTGTCAATTTGTGTATCACCAAATCTACTTAATACCTTTGCTGGTTTTGTTGTGGTTACAAATTCACCAGTGCCTTTACCGTTAATATAGATGTAAGTTCCATCATTAGATGCAACAACACCACGACCAACTGCTTTCTTGTAAGTTAGATTACTAGTTGCTATAGTTCCAGAACCTGAGGTAAAGGTTACGGTATTATTATCTACTTTAGTTACTTGATAGAATCCGTCTGTAGCACCACCACTGATAAAGTCTGCATAGATGTAGTCGTTAGAGACTAAACCGTGTCCAGTTCTTGTAAGAGTGACAGTGGTTCCAGTTCTTGTGTATGTTCCTGACTGGAATCCATCTTCTAATTGATATGCAACTTCACTCGTATTGAAGGTACCAGCAGTACCACCTAATTTTAATCTTGTTTGTCCTGTGCCATATTTACCTGTAGCACCTTGAATACCCTGTACACCAATAGATGCAAAATAGTTGAAGCAATTTAACCACTCAACTCTAATACCATTAGTTGCAATTAAACCAATATTACCAGGTGTGATAAATGTACATTCGTTGAATAGTACAGAAGCATGTTGTGAGGAAGAAGATATATTGGCACCATCAAGCTTAGCACCACGTCCTGCATCTCCTTGTGCAAATCCATAAGGATCTGAACCAGATACAACACTACCTTTAGTTGTTACTGTAATTCTTTCAACATAAGGACTTGTAGTTGAATCTACTGAGGATCCTAATACAAAACCGTACCCAGTATCACCACTACTATCATATAAAAAATCTTTAATTGTCAAATCAGATACTTGACAATCACCATTTAGAACTATTGCGTTATTACTCTGCGTTGCATTCGTTGGTTTTATCTTTGTCGCACGTAAGTTTGTACCACGTATTGTAACACCATCAGGAATTGTTAGTGGAAATACTTCTTGGAATTCACCTGGTGCAATCATGATGCAGTCACCAGATGTTGCTTTGGTAAGTGCCTTTGTTATTGTAAGGAATGGAGTGTCAGGATGTTTACCGTTTGCACTACCATGACCTAGCAAATCATTATCTGATCCTACTGATGCAACATAATACGTATTACCCTGACCATTCGTGATGTCAGCATTAAGCATCGCAGTGGTGATTTCACCAACTGCAGGTTCAGCGTTTGCTACCTCGACTATATTAGAGCCGTCTCTGACGTAGATCTTTCTATCAGCGGTGTTTACCGCAACTTCACCATCAAGGAGTGTGGAAGTCGTCGGAGCCGCTGCTGCTGTGCTCGATCTCTTTAGCTTGATTCTCGTTGCCATTTAAAGCATTCTCATTAGAATTTTGTTCGGTTATAGTATTTAACTGGGTTTGCAAATCAGCGATTTGTGCTTCCAGCATCACATTTGTTAAAGTCAGTTCAGAAATTTTCTTTTGTAATGTGTTAATAACAATTTGTACGTTCATGTTCGTATAGGTCAGAATGTTCCACCATCAAGGGTGTTGCTCCATACAGGAACGCCACCAGCGGTGACTGTTAGTACCTGATTGGAAGTTGTGGCATCGTCACCTGTACCAGGTGATGCCATGTTAGCAGCTGAGGTTACTTGTAATGCTCCTGCATTGTTACCGTAAGGTATACCATTTGCAACGAATGCACTTACTCCAGTACCACCGTATTGTACTTCTAAGTCTGTATCTAATTCTAGGTCTCCTAGTACAACTGTACCACGGTTACCTGTTACACCAAATACAGTTCCTGTATCTGTTGCATCTTCAATGAATGTCCATGCACCGTTTCCGTCATTACCACCTGTACGGTCATAACCGAAGAAACCAAATTTAGCAGCAGAACCAGTGTAGTAGTGTACTTTAACACCACGGTCTAATGCGTCATTACTTGATCTAGTAACGGTTAATGTAGTACCAGTTGCAATGATTGCATTGGTTGCTTGAGACAATGTAAGAGTCTTAGTTCCAGTATTAATACTAGAAATTGTTGTTGAACTAGGTATTCCAGATGCAGCAGTGATTGCGTCTCCTGCAGCAATTCCAGTTACTTTGTCAACCACAATTGTAGTTGCTCCTGAGGCAGTAGAGCCTTGAGAGGTCAGTACGGATGTTGGGTCTCCCAACTCAATAGTAGGGTCATTGACAGACATTGAAGCACTATTAACAGTTGTTGTAGTACCATCAATCTGTAAGTCACCCTTAATAATGACTAAACCTTCAGCGTCGCCACCAGCTGGAAATGGGTCAAGAATCATCTCAGTACCAGAGGTAGTAGAGATAACATTGCCATCCATCTTCAGACTGTCGATTGCGAACTGTCCTGTTTGTGATATGTCAGCGTTTATACTTGTTGTTCCGTTGAAGGTAACGCCATTCTCAAAAACCGTAGTGGAGTTAACAGTCAGATTATCGCCAGAGGCATCTCCTACTGTAGCATCCCCTTCAACGAGGAGAGACCCTACAGAGGCTTTACCAGCGATACCCGCCCCACCAGCGACTAAGAAGGCACCAGTTGTACTTGAAGTAGATGCAGTTACATCAGAAACTTTAATGGCAACGCCATTATCGTATTCCCAATCAGCACCATCTACTCTTACTTTATCAAGAGTTGTTTCATCATATCGGATTCCACCGTCTTTATTAGTACCGAAGTACAGACGCATATCATCCTGTATACGTAAATCAGGAGAACCAGCGGCTCTCTTGATATCTAATGCTGCATCTCCATCTGTAAAGACGAGTTCTACATCACCAGTTGTTCCGAATTCTAATTCTTGCCCGTCTTCAATGACGAGTTTACCCGTACCATTGGCACGGAAAATTAAATCTGCATCAGTGGTTGATGTTGTAATGACATTTGCATTAAGAGTAATGTCGTCAACATTCCATTGATCTATTTTTGAGTTACTATCTACTAGGACAGATGAACTCGCTGTAAGTGTCCCATGAACATGGTCTAGCATGTCCATAAAATATCTACCACCTACTACTTGAGCAGCACCGTTATTGTCTCCGACAAATACACGGTCTCCTGAGTTTGCTTGTGTACCGTTAGCACCTGTTGTTACTGCTAGTTCACCAAACGTAATTGTACCTGGTGCAACTGAACCAGTACTTCTTTTGATTAGAATATTTGAAGCCATTAGAAGCTACCTCCGTTAATTGTCACGTTACTTAAGACATTTGTTGCTATAAATTTTGTCTGTGCTTGATCATATACAAGCATTGATCCGTTCGCTAATCCACCTTGAGATGTGTCTGTCAAATCTACATCAGACAGTCCACCAAGTGAACCACCACCGCCACCAGCAGCGACACGTGTTACCTTTGGAATTGATTGATCACCAAATCTTAGTCTTGCCATTAGAGTGTTACTCCCTCAAGTACGCTTACAGAACCTTCTAGCACTCGCGTTTTTTGCCCAGTGGTCGAAGTAATAACTACATCATATACATATCTCCCCGACTTCATTGCGGAAGTGACAGCATTGCCAAGAGATAATTGAACCTGTCCAGCAGTTGCAGGAGTTAGTATTGCTCCAGTCACAGTAGTGGACGTACTACTAGTATAGTGCTTCTTTATTTTACATGCTACAGTATATCCAGTTAAGTCAAACAGAGTTCCATTATCATTCTCGATAGTAAAATCGGTGATAAAATCAGCACCCTGATAGATTATGAGATTAGATACAGCAGAAGCCATAGTTCAAAGAATTTCCTATATTTATTTAGCTCCTGATTATTTATCCTCTTTTGTAACTAAAGATGCTACTATATCTTTCAACTCCGCAACTTCTGCCTGTAGATCAGACAAAGTTCTATCTTTCCTTTTTGCTTCTTTACGTGCTTTCTTATACGCCTCATACCCAGAAGTATCACTATTTACTATTGCATTAGACTCTGGATCCCTGCTTAATGATGTATGTCCTTCAACTGGCACTAAATTCATTATGCTAATGCGATACCTCTAAAGTCTCTAATCCTAGGTATGTATGGCTGATTGTAACTTAGTAAACTGACCTTAACTTGGAAGGCATCAAACTCATCTGTATCTTCTATAGTGTACTCATAATCAGTAAATGTGGTTAGGTCGTTCTGAGGAACTAAATTACCACTATCTGGAATACCTGTAGTGTTAAAGAATCTGAATTCTAACTCATCTAGATTACCAGCATAACCAACTGGAACCAACTTGTACATTACTACAATCTTAGATTGTGTGAATGTATTAGCAGCAAGCATTACTTTAAGTCCAGTAGCACTCTTCTCTAGTCTCGCAACCTTAGTAATATAGTTACCAGCACATTCTCCACCAATACCAGCAGTAGGTTCGATGTTATTATATTGGTTAGCATGTGTGATGGCTGAGCATCTAGTTAAATCAATAACAGGAGATAAGTGTGAAACTTCAGAACTTAAGTTTAACTCGAAGGTTAGTGACTTTGTACTATTCATTCTATTAATTTCATTCAATTCATTTGCAATAACTTTAGTTGCACCAAAGTAGTTCTCTTCACCAACAGTAACGTCAATGTAAGTAGTGTCTTTTGTAAATGATGTTTC